GCAAAAGTTCTGTTCCCGATTCGACCAAGGACGACACCCCGCTTTCGTCTGTATGTCAAATCGACGCGGAATAGCATATGATTCTATTGACCCTCGTTGTCTCAAGGACGATAAGTTATACTTGCCTGATGGTCGCACTTGTGCTGTACCTCGTTATTTCCTCAAAGTCCTATGTGAAAGAGGATTCGAGGAGGAAGTGCAGGAGTTGCTTCATAGGCGGAGAGTCAAAGCCCAGCTTCTTGAAGTCTCGCAAAAGACTTTGGAAGAGCGTAAACAGAGAATTGTTCAAAAGTTTGGTGTTTGGACAGTTAATTGTAAGGAGAAAAAAAAGATGCCCTTTAACTATGCAAAGCTCGCGTTGATACGCGAAGAGAGAGGAGAAAACTATACCCAGGAGTTTTCCGAGTTTGTCGATGATTGGCAGTATAGCGAAAAGCTGAATGCCCCTGTCGTTGTCGGTCAGATTAACCAGCAGGAACTTATTGACAGCTACAGAGATTGTGCTCTTGAAGAGCTACTTAAACGCTATTCACCCGAGGACCTTATGGCCACTGGCGATGTCCAGTATGCTGAAGGTGTCGGAGACCAGCTTGACTATATGAAAGATGACCTTGACCTTTGTCGGGAAGCTCATGAGATGCGACAGCAGTATATCGAGGAGTTCTCGTTGCCTGATACGGCAACGTTCCAAGATATCGAAGCAAAGCTCTGTGAGAAGATGGCAGAGCTCGAGAAACAGAGAGTGAAAGGAGGTGAAGATGTTGAGACGCAGACGCAGACGTCTGTCACGCAGAGCCAATCGCAGGAACTTTCGCAGGACAGCCAGCCGAGTACATCGGCGTAACCTCCGCAGACACGTAGCCCGTGGCGGAATAAGACTATAAGGAGATAAACATGGAACTTTACATTTTTGCAATTTATGATAAGGTTGCTCAGACCTATTCGGAGTTGAAACTTGAGAATAATATCGGTACTGCTCATCGTTGGTTTTCCGGCGTAATGGCACAGGCGAAAGTCGACCCTACGGATTTTGACCTTTTCCGCCTTGGCACCTATAACGTTGATAGCGGTATTATTACTGCAACGGCTCCGGAGTTTATTGAACACGGAGAGCGTGTAAATGAGTAAGAATTACGTTTTTAATACCGTCCCTCGTATTTACTATCGCCGGAGCGTTCAAGACCTTTCCCACGGACATTTGACGACCGGCAACGTTGGCGATTTGATTCCGTTTTATATACAGGAGGTCTATCCCGGCGATAGTATGAAAGGGCACGGCACGGTCGTTTGCCGTACAACTACACCATTTATCAAGCCCGTTTTCGGTAATCTCTTTGTCGACATGATGTACTTCTTCGTGCCAACGCGCTTGATTGTAAATGATGTAGGCCGTCTTTTCGGAGAGAATACCTCTAGTGCTTGGGCTCCTTCAAGTACGCCTTCCGTTCATACTGCTGTCCCCCCCAACAACTCTACCGGAGTCGTTAAGCATACTGTCGCCAGCTATCTTGGGTGGCCGATTGGTGTAAAATCAACTTCAGCGCAAAACGGTGTTTCTATTCTTCCTTTTCGCGCTTTTGCGCTTGTCTACAATGATTGGTTTAGAGATGAAAACCTTATTCCCCCTGTAGACATCAAGAAAGGTTGGAGCGGCGATACTGGTCAGATAGAGATCCCCTCGTCGATTAACGGTAGTGCTTTTTCCACTTCTAATTATCTTGGCCTTGTCCCTAAGGTCTCGAAAGTGCATGATTATTTCACGAGCTGCTTACCGTCTCCGCAGAAAGGCACAGCTCCGAGTATTCCAATCTTGCAAAGTGATTTACCCGTTATAACTAAGAGTACCAATATTCCTACCGCCGCAACTCATATGAAAGACTTGCGCTTCGGATTTTTTACGTCGCAAAGTCTGCTTGGTGCGAAAGTTCCTGGTATCAATGTTTCAGCCGCTTCGCCAGGTTTAGCTCAAACGCTTCCCGTTGTACCTTATCCCCTTTCGGCTTCTGCCGAGATAGGAGATATGTGGCCTGCGAACCTTTGGGCTGACTCTTCTTCCTCTGCTGCTACTATTGACATGAACTCTTTGCGTTATATCTCTGCAACACAGCGTATCCTAGAGCGTTCGGCTAGAGGCGGCAGTAGATATGTCGAATATATCCGCCAAGCGTTCGGGACTGAACCCGGAGATGTCAGAATGCAACGCCCGGAATATCTTGGCGGAAGCCGTAACCCTATTTCCGTTCAACAGGTTACCCAGACAACCGGAGCTTCAGAAGATAACAACCAGCTTGCGGAGCTTGGAGCTTTTTCCCTTTCGTCCGGTCATGCCAGATTCAACAAAGGCTTTACAGAGCACGGCTATATTCTCGGTGTTCTTTGTGTTCGCTATTTTCATACCTACTCGCAAGGCCTTGAGCGTTTCTGGAGTAGATTGAGTCGTTATGATTTCTATGACCCTGCCTTTGCTCACTTGTCAGAACAGCCCGTCTATCAATCCGAAATCTTTTTCAATGGAACCAATGCAGGAGGTTCAAATAGGGCAATTTTTGGCTACAATGAGCCTTACGCCGACTTACGTTTTAGGCCAAACCGGATATCAGGCCAGTTTACCGAAAAAGGAAGCGGATTAAATATTTGGTCTTTCTTCGATGAGTATAAAACAGCTCCTATTCTTTCACAGGCTTTCATCGAGGAAACCCCGACTTATGTAGACCGTTGTCTTTCGGCTCCCAGCACGACTATCGACAATTTTATGTTTGATATCTGGACCGATTGCAAAGCTGTTCGTGTGCTCCCTGCTCGTGGCGTACCTGGTCTTCTTGACCACCTTGGGAACCAGTAATGACAGCAAAGGAAGTTTATGAAGCTGGCGGAAATCGTCAGTATGAGACTGGACAGCCTAGAGATAGTTCCATTGCTGGTGCTCTTGGTTTAGGTGAAGGTCCGTTTGGTCAGTGGCTCAATAATCAGTTTACGGGAGATTTGGACTGGCGTCGTGAGGTTCTTGCTACTGAATACGCGAACGCGTTTTCCGCGTCTGAAGCCGAGAAAGCTCGTCAGTTCTCTTCTGCGGAAGCTCAAAAGAACCGTGACTGGCAAGAAAGGATGAGTAATACAGCCTATCAGCGTCAGGCTGCCGACCTCAAGGCTGCCGGTTACAATCCCGCGCTTGTCCTCTCCGGAGGCGGTGCGTCTGTAGGTTCTGGCGGAACTGCTACTGGTTACGCTGCTAGCGGCTCCGCCCCTAGAGCTGGTAAGTCTGGAGAAGGCGGTAAAGCCCTCATTATGGGCTTAGCCAACACCGCTTTGTCTCTGTATACTGCTGGTCTTTCAGCCGGTACGAAAGCCGCCTCGTCGGTCCTCCAGTCGGCAACTGCCAAGGAGAACGCCTTGCTTCGGTCTCAAACCGCGCTTGGCGTCGCAAGAGAGCGATCAGCATCTTCGGACTACAGAACCAATCTCCAAGTACTCGGACTTCTTGACGACCAGCGTCATAGGAAGATCCCGAAGAAATAGCCCTTTTCTATACCTCATATATTTTTCTGCGGAAGACACTCTAGAAATGGAGTGTCTTTTCGTATACGCCAACGGCTCACTAAAGCCACCCGGCGCATGAGGGATAAAGCCTGCCGAGATAGGCTAGACAGAAAGCGCAAATACTCGCGCACAAAAGAACTAAAGAAATGAGAGCGAGCATTGCGCCTTTGTTAGCCTAGCCGTCCGGCGCTTGAGGACACACACGTGCTAGAACGTAGCCGATTGAGAAACGAGAGGTCACCTGGCCCGGCGGAGCCTGCGACGCCGGTATATTCATTACTTGATTTATATATGCCAGGTGACACCACCGCTTTAGCGGTGAAAAAAAAAGCGAACAAAGTGAGCTAAAACGCTTGACAGATTCTAGTAAGAAATGATAAAATAAAGACATGAAAGATACGAGGAGGAAAAGTTTATGGTAACAATACGTTTAACAAACTGCACTCGCCAAGGTGCAATGAGGTCTTTAGACAAAATTATCCTCAGCAACGAGAAGCCTTACTCTAAAGTGCTTTTCGACAACTGTACCCCTTCAGATATAGCCTTTTTAGACAAAGACTATAATGAGCTGCTTCGCTTTGATAGAGCGTTGTACGTTTTAAAAATAGAAGGTAGCAGCAACAATGGCGAGACCCTGTTTTATATAATTCAGGAAGGAGGCCCTTCTGAATACTATATTCATTCGGTTTCCTTCGCGGATGCTCGTTGCCCTTTTGCGTCATGTGTTTAAATCCTATTTCAGCCGTTCGGCTGCCTTCTGGTAGACTTTCTTTTAGTGCGTTCGCTCGAGGCGACTCGATAAAGGTTGCTTGTGGTGAATGTTTTGAATGTCAGCAGAAAGTTTCGAACGAATGGGCTGCTCGCATTGTTTTAGAAGCTCGACAGCATAAGGAAAATTGTTTTGTCACTCTTACGTTTGACGAAAAGAATTGTCCGAAAGAGGTTCGAGTTCGAGATATTCAACTGTTCATGAAGAAGTTACGAAAAGAGTTTCCTTTTTGTCGGTTCTTCGCTTCGGCCGAATATGGTTCTTTGCGTGGACGGCCGCATTATCACATTATATTATTTGGAGTTAGATTTAAAGATGCTCGTTTTTTTAAGTATACCAAAAGAGGCGAACCAATCTATAGAAGTTCGTTACTTGAAAAACTCTGGCCTTACGGCTTTAGCTCGGTCGGAGATATCACCTACCAATCTGCAAAGTATACAGCAAAGTACTTGCAAAAGTTCTGTTCCCGATTCGACCAAGGACGACACCC